ATCATCACGGCGGCGGCGATCAGGGCGGCGTAGCCCATGTAGGTCATGGCGCCCGCGCTTGCGCCGCTGCCGGCGGTGCCATAGGCCCCGTTGGTGGACAGCAGAGCGTTCATGCCCGCGCCGCTCGATGCAATGCTGCCCGTGGCCATGCCGGTGGTCATGGTGTTGGCGTAGACAGAGCCCAGGGCGTTCGCGGTGGACATGCCACCGGTAGCCCACCCAGTGGCGGCGCCCATGTTTCCACCGCCACCGGCTGAAAAGTTGTTGTAGGCGCTGTACATGCTGGAGAGATTCGATCCACCACCCCCGCCGCCGCCAGCCATGCCACCAACATCGACGCCAGCAATCTGGAAGATCCACTTCCGCGCCGTCATCTGCCACAGCATGTCGAGAACAGCCGCCTTCAGGGTCTTGCCGATGCGCTCGAAGGCATCTTCCCCGCCGTCTGCAACGTCGATGAACACGCTGCGGGCCGTCTGTTCGACGTTCATCCACATGTCGGTGTAGGCCTTCTGCTCGGCCTCGGCCTGGTCCTTGATGGCCTTGGCCACATCGGCAGCGGCCTTTTCTTGCGCGTCAAGCTGTTTCTCGTGCTGCTTGAGCTTGTAGGACAGGGCGTCGTCTTCCATCGACTTGAGCCAGTCGCTATGCTCCTTCTCGCCTTTTTCCTGTTCGTTCAAGCGCTTTTTGAACAGGTTCTGCCGGTATTTGTCTTCCGCTTCAGCGAAGGACATCAGGAGCTGGGAATGCTCTTTCTCCAGCTTGTCTCGCTCGCTCACGGCGGCGCGCGCCCTTTGCGATGCCTGAGCAGCACCGGGCACGATAGGAGCCGCTGAGCGGCTATCGCCGGCCCCGCTGAGCAGGCGACGGAACGCTGGCTCGTTGTAATCCTCGGCACCCTTCAGGCTGTTGGCGATCCTGCGGGCGTTCAGGATGCGGGCTGTGGTCGCATCTACCTCGCGTCGGGCCGTCTCACCGTTCTCGCGCAACTGCCGGCCAATCTCGCGTGCACCCTCAAAGTTGCCGCTGAAGAATGCCTGATACCCGGCGATCAGGGCGCCCAGGGTTTCGCCGGTCTGCTGAAGCACATAGTTCGTGTTCACCGCAATGACGGCGATGGTCTCCAGAACCACCGAAACGCCTTCGCCCACCGACTCGAAATTACTTCCCTCCTGAGCGGCGTCGGCCATCATCTTGGAGAGTTCTTCCAGCACAGGGAGCAGTCCTGTCGCCACTTGGAGCGCAACCCCCATGGCCCGCTGGCCGGCAAGGTCCATTTGATCGTTAAAGCGCTCAGCAGACTTCGTGGTCTGCTCGTCCAGCGTCAGCCCGAGTCGCTTTGCAATGGCGTCGTATTCGTCCAGCGCACCAGCCCCCGCATTCAGAAGCGGGATCAGCTCGGCCCCAGACTTGCCGAACAACTGCTGAGCCAGCGCGGTTTTCTCGGCGCCGTCCCGGTAGGTGCTGAAGCGTTCCGCCACTTCACCCAGCAATTGCCGTGTGCTCTTCAGGCTTCCGTCTGCCCCCTGCGCACTCACGCCCATTGCTGCCAGCGCCTTGCTTCCGCCTGCCGCTTCTCGCGACAACCGCGCAAGGGACTGCTGCATCTGGTCGCCAGCCCCGGCCTGCCGGAAAGCGAGCTGAAGACCGGCCACCTCTTTGGTGAGTAGTCCTACCCGCTGCGCAAGTTTGCTGGTCTCGTCGGCTGCATTGATGGCCTGCCGGGTCCAGTTCATGAGCCCGGCCACCGACAAACCAACGCCGATGGTTGCCAGCGCCTTAGCCGCAGCCTCTGCAGACTTGCGCACATGGCTCATCGTCGTATCGACGGAGCTGCGCACCTGACCCATGTCCTGGCGCAAACGTGCCACGTTCGCAGCCATTTCGATAGTCAAGGTTGCAACAGTGGTCATCGTTTTCGTCTCGTGCTTTTCACAGGGGTTGCCAGCTTGTCGAACAGGTTGGCAATGCGTTCGTTGACCACATCGGGATCTGCCAAGGTCTCGTCTTGCCCATCGGGCGGGTCGCTTCGCTCTGCCAGGTACTCATCAACATAGGCGCGGCTAGCGTCCAGCAAGGCCCGGAACTCCCACCCCTGAAGGCGATGCCCGGTGCCGCTGGCCCATGCGTGAATCTCTTGTGCCGGCAGGGGCACGGGGGAATGGCTCCCGGCCTGCGCCCATCCAAGCTGGTGCATCCAACTGATGAGGTAGGCCGGGGCCTCTGGCAGCTCAATGAGTCCGCCGTCTTCAACGATCTGCTCTGCCCGCGTGCGCGAGGCTGGCTTTTTGTCAGCATCCTTGGGGCGCTGCTGGAGCCAGCCCTGTTTGCGGGCGTGCAGGCTCAGTTCTTTGGAGACCCCGGAAAGAAGTTTCCCAAGTCGTTGAGGTGGGCGCGCACTTGGTCAGCGATGTACTTCAGGCCCGGCGTGCTGTAGACACCCATGGGGCCGTCGGGGAATTCGAAGTTGTCGATGCGACTGGTGACGCTGTTCAGAAACTTGGCATCGGCCTTTCGGTTCGCTTCAACGTCTGAGGTGCTTTTCACACCGCCGCGCTTGTCCACCTTCAGGGCGCTGGTGGTGAAACGCTGCAGGGCGTCCTGTGCGTTCACAAACTCGCTGGTGCTGGGGCCGTACACATGAACCACCACGCGGTTTTTTGAGCCGGGCGGGTTCATCATCGGCTCGCCGTTTGGCAAGTCGATTTCGACGGCGCTGGTGTCTGCCAGCATGAAGGCGGAAAAATCGGTTTTGTCGGTCATGATTCAGGTTCTTTCGAGGGGATGAAAAAAAGCCCGTGGCCCACCCAGCCGCACCCCTCGAAGGATGCGAACCAGGCGGGCTCGGTGCTCGGTGGGCCGGCTTAAACTGCCGGGTCTTTGATGGCTGCGAACTCGTCACCGTCATCAAAGATGGGGTTCAACTCGACGTTGAGCTGATGGCGCACCATGTCGTTTGGCCCACCGGTCATGAGCGGGTAGCCCGTGACCTGGCCGCGCAGGTAATAGATGTCGCCGTTCTGCAGGGTCACGCGGAAGCTGTAGTCCGCGTCGGTGTCCAGCGCGGTCTCGCACATGGCCTGGCCGGTGTCGCCGGGGTTGCTGTCCACTTCCATGCTCAGCGTGCCGGCGTTGAAAGTGCCCTTGCGCTTCTCGGTGCCGCGCTGGGTCAGGTAGTTGTTGCTGATGACTTCGAAGGTCTTGCCGAAGTCGCCCAGGTTCTTCACCTTGCCGATGTTCAGCCAGGTCTGGGCTTCGAAGCCTGCGATGTCGAAGGTTGCCGGTGCGCCAGTTGCAATAGCGATGGTGGTTCCGGCTGCGGATTGGGTAGCCATGATGGTCCTTTGCGTAAAAAAACCCGCAGCAGCGGGCGAAAAAAAACCCGCACAAGGCGGGCATTCAGTGAGAGCGGTTGCGCTCTATTCGTAGGTCAGGCTGAAATCCTCGGAGCGGGTCCACAAGCCTGTAAATTCGTCTTTCAGCAACGGGCCGCGAAACTCCCGGCGGCACACCAGAACGCGGGTGCCGGCCACTGTTCTCTGTGTGTTGCTCTCCAGCGCTGCGGCCACCAGGGCGCGGATGCTGATCAGTTGGTTGATGGTTTGAGCCACCGGGTTGACCTGTATGCGGGCAATCCATGTCGTCGGCAGTTCGCCCGTGTACTGCACGGCCACGTCGCTGACGATCTGGTAGACCACGTAAGGCGCCTGCGTCCCTTCGGCGGGTTCCTGCAATGCGATGCGTTGCCCAACCACCGCCACCAGCGGGGCATGGGCTCTCAGCAGGGTATCGGCCACCAGTTCAATGCTCATCTGCCCACCTTCTTGAACTCTTTCGGCAGGCGCGTGGCGATGTACCGCTTCATGGTGTCCAGTGCCCTGCCCTGCGCTTGGTCGAAACTGCGGCGCATGAATGGGTTCGGGCGAATTCCGGGGTGAGTCACAGAAGCTCGCACCGTGCCACCAAAGAACAAGGCCCCTTCACGCTTGCGGGGCTTGATCTCGTAGGCTTTGCGCTTGCTGCGCCCGCCTCGCCCTGCGTAGAACTGACCGGTGCCGAACTCGATCAACCCAGCATACCAGGCCTTCCGATCGCCCGCGGTCAGGTGCATGCGAACGACGCCATGCTTCTGGCTGCGGCTTCGGAACCGGATGCGCAAGCTGTTTATCAGGACGCCATCGTCCACGGGCACTTCATTCTGCGCTTCCATGAGAACTTCGGCCAATGCCGCACGCAGGGCCCCGCGCATCACATTCCCTTCCACTTTCGCGGGCAGCTCCTGCAGCAGCTTGTGCAGATCGGCCAGCCCTTCGATGCGGGTTTCAGTGACCATCAGCCCCGCCCTCTTGCACGTCGAACATGATCCATTCTCGGCTGTCGCCAAGCTCTCTGGCGGCCTGAACCGCGAAGGTCCTGGAGCCATAGAGAATGCGCCAGCGCGCGGCCACCACCGGCACGGAGAATGCCGGGTGATAGCGCACCACAACCGTATGCGACAAGTCCGCTTGCTGAGCCATGGCCGCCAGTCTCTGGCTTCCGCCCACCGGTTTGATGCTGGCCCACACCGTCACGGGCGCACCGGTCACGGCCCCCCATGTGTCCACCGGGTGCCCGAAGTCTCCGGGCGCCTGGCTGCGCTGCTGGATCTGAATCTGGCGATTCAGGGTGCCGGGGTCGATGTGCATCACACCCCCAAAAGTCGATAGGGCTGGAGCAGGGCGTCGGCGAAGTCATGACGGACGTGGGCCTTCTCACCGCTGCCGCTGCGCGTCTGGTACATCTCCGTGATGGCCAGAAGCATCCACTGGCGCAGCGGCTCGGGAACCTCTGCCCCTGTCGCGCCGTAGCCGGCCACATAATCGACGGTCACGGTATTGATTCCGCTCGCAGTCGAAGGCCATGCCCGGCCCGGTGCAGGCACCAGCCATCCGGGCTCGCGTGCGTTGTCCACCACGTAATCCTGCGGGTCCAACGTCTGCGTGTCGCCATCGCTGTCCAAATACACCAACGAAGAAACGCTGATGACGGGCGGCTGAAGCAGCTCGATCGCGTCGGGGAACGCATCCAGGCGAAGGCGCCACTGGGTGCTGGTCAGCGTGCGCTCGGTTCGGGCCTCGCATGCCTCGCGCGCGGCGCGGATCAGCCGGCCAAT